CTATCTCCTGGCCATGACGCCGCAGATACGGCCGATGATGTGGACGCGTTCGAGCTCGACCTCGTCGGTCTCAAGCGCCGGGTTATCGGAGATAATCCGGACGCGGGGAGGATCCGAGAAAGGAACGCGCTGCAGGCGCTTGATCTGCGGCTCGGAGTAACCGTCGGAGATCGCGTAGACCGTATCGGCGACCAGCCTGGTCTGGGCCAGGTCGACGAGGACACGGTCTCCGGGCTGATAGGTCGGCTGCATCGAATCGCCGACGATCTCCATGACGATTGTCCGAGATGCGTTGGCCTCGATCACCCCCTTGAGAAAGCTCTCGGGCAGAACCCATTCCGCAACGACCCTATGGCCGCTCATTCCGCCGTTCGCGCCTACTGAGAGGAGCTGGCCAACAGTACCCTCGCCAGCGCCCAAGCGTACATCAATCTCAGGGCGAGCACCTGGCAGCTTTGCCTTCCAAGTTTCGTGTGAGTAGCCCTCGTCATTCTGCTCGGCGTCAGGATCATATGAACCAACGATTGGCTTTGCCGATCTATGTTCCGTGTCTATCGCGGCGGGGGTATCCTCGCCGGAAGTTATGTCAGGGACGCCGTGCCCGATGTAGCTCATATACAGCGCGTGGCCACTTTCCTTGCCATAGAGGTTGACCATCTGCTCAAGCTCCTCATTCGACGGTACCAACCGCAAATGAGCCCTAGATGCGCTAGGGGGAAGTTGCGTCCTGGACGCCCTCACTATCTCCTTGATCTTCGCCGCCTTGGCTCTCATGAGCTTCAGGAACTCACCTGATCGCGGTTGTCGCTTTCCTGTCCGGTAATTGTCCACAGAGGACAACCCAACTCCCATTATCTTCGCCGCTTCAGAGCGGCCGCCAACAATTTCCACTGAGGCAGTAATTGCTGCAGCCATATCGGCGTCGTCCTTTTCCAACTCAGTCCAGTTGGGCGAGAACTGGGCCAATGCCTGGCGCACTTCACCTATCTTGATCTCCACATAAGTGGGCTTTTTTCCGCTCATCAATTGACACGCACACATTTGTGGGCAAATATGCCCACGTTCGCAGATAAACCAACCCGAAAAAAGGGGCCTGTCCGCCCCTGATTCCGATACCGGAGATCACTATGCACGGCACGACTTCCAGAGTCGATCCAAGGGTGGAGGAGCAGGCCCGCATCAAGGCCCTGCTTTCCCAGGCCGGGATCACGCTTGCGGATATCGACCGCAAATACCGCCTTACCGACGGGGCGGCGCGCAACGCCATGCGCGAGCCCAACCAGAAGGGCGAGCGTGCGATCGCCGCTGCTCTCGGCACGAAGCCACATCTTCTGTGGATGACCCGTTACAGGCCGTCCGGTCAGCGACGATCACCCCAGGAGTGGACACGGGTTCCGACGCTCAAGCAACGCCGAAACGAACAGGCGGCGTAGACATGGAACCCGCTCGAACAGACCTCACCGGCACCCGGCTCGAAGCCCTGTCGCGTCCGCCGATGTCGCCCTGCGGCCAGCTGATGCTGATCGCGGTTATCGCGGCTCTGTCGCTTTTCGTTGCCGGGCTGACGGTGCGAGCGCTGATGATCGGCGAAGAGACCTATCAGGCCGAGAGGGTTTGAGGGTGATCCGCAGTCTCAAACGGGCCTTTGAAGCGATGCGCCGCTTCCTGGAGCGCCGACGTGCATGTCTTCCTCGTGACGCTTGTCAGCGTCATCTGGGCAATCGCGCTCATGATTTTCGTACCGGAGTACCAGCCATGAACTGCTACAGCGAAACCGAGCTTTACGAACTGACCTTCCGGGTGTGCGTGGCATCGGTGAAGGAAGCCTTCCCGCATATCCCACTGGCCAACATCATCAAGCCACCGCGCAGCCAGTTCGACGCCGTGCTTGCGCGCCAGATCGCGCTTCACTTGATGGTCGCGAGGTTTGGCCTGGTCAAGCACCGGGCGGGCGCACAGATCAACCGCTCAAGGGAGAGCGTGAACCGTGCGCTGGCGGCGATCGATATCCGCCTCGAAGAGCCCGAGTTCGAAGCGCAGTACCAGATCATGGCGGACCGGGCAGAGAACCTTTTCCAGAACAAGCTTCTGGAGGTCGCGTGATGGCTGTCTCGAAGAGCATCAAACTTTCCGATATTCACGTTTCCGACCGGCTGCGGGCTGTCGACGAGGACCATGCGCTCGCGATCCAGGCCTCTATCGTCGAGCACGGGCTTTTGAACCCGGTGACGGTGCGACAAACGCCGAATGGCGAGCGAGGTTACTCCCTCGTCGCGGGCGCGCACCGATACCGTGCCGTCGAGCTTCTGGATGAAGACGAGATCGACGCGGTGGTGGTCAAGGCCAATGCCGACGAGGCGGTTCTCTTGGAGATCTCCGAGAACCTATTCCGCAACGATCTGTCGGTTATCGACCGGGCTGTGTTCGTTGAGACCTACCGCGATGTTTGGGAGAAAACCCGCGGCGAAATCAGACCCGGCAACCCTCAACTCTCCAATAGGGACAAGTTGTCCCAATTGGGAAACTCACCTATCGATCTGATCGCGCAGGAGGCCGAGAAGGGCTTTTCGCGGGTCTGTGCCGACCGCTTGGGCGTATCCGCCAAATCGATCCAGCGGCTTAACACCATTGCACAAAACCTGCCGCGCGAACTGCGTCATCAGATCAGCGGCACTCCGATCGCCGACAACCAGAGCCAATTACTCAGACTCGCCAAGCTGGAGCCTTCCCAAAGGGCCAAGGCCCATATCGCGCTTCGCGAAAGCAAGGGCGACTTCAAGGCCGCGATGGAGCTGATAGAGCCGCCGGCAAAGAAGCCCGATCCGGAAATGCAGGTCCTCTCCCGGCTGATCGACGCCTGGGAGCGCGCCAAGCCGGCAACCCGCAAGAAATTCATGGCCCATGCCGGTCTATCCGCCGAGTCCAACGCGAAGGATGGCGCGTCATGAGCAAGGGCCACCCGGATCAACTCGGGCTGTTCGACGACCGGCTCTACCCGGAACGGATCGAAGCCCAATCGGTGGACCTCGATCGGTTCCGCTCCGAGATCAAGCGGGCCATGAGCCGTGCCATCCGTGAAAGCGGCTATGACCGGCACACGATTGCGCTGCGCATGGCGCAGTATCTCGGCCTACCGAACCTCTCGAAAACCACGCTCGACGCCTACACGGCAGAAAGCAAGGACAGCCACGACATCAGCCTGTTGCGCTTCTCCGCCTTCGTTCACGCAACGAACGCCAAGTGGCTGTTCGACGTAGTGGTCGCCAAGGCCGGAATGACAGTTCTGGAGGGCTCAGAAGCCAAGCTCGCCGAGATCGCGTTGCTTCACCAGGAGAAGCGCCAGATCGACGCGAAGCTGAGGAAGCTTCGCGCCCGACCGATCGAGCCCAAGAGCTGGAGGCGGCGTCCATGAAGGTGTCGCTGATTGGTCAGATCACGGAAGTCGACCGCGAGATCTCGCTTCGGGAGCGTGTTTATCCCGAGCAGATCCGGCGTGGAAAGATGCGGCAGGCGGAAGCCGAGTTGCTGATCGGACGCATGCAGGCGGTTCGGGCGAGCCTCGCATTCCTGCAGGAAAACGAAGCCGACATCCGGGCGATGGTTGCGGCGCGGAAGGCGGCGCAAGCATGAAGCAGTTTTACACCCTTGCAGAAGTCTCCGACGCGATGGGGATCACCCACGAGGCGGCACGGAAGGCAGCGGCAAACGCCGGATGGAAGCACCAGCAAGGCAAAGCCAGAAAGCGGCCCGGGCGCGGGGGCGGATGGGAGTATCACTACTCGCTCTTGCCGCAGGCAACACAGGCGCGATTGATGATGGCGCATGGCGCGACGGCCAATGACGGCCGCGATCCGGCAGAGGATGCCCGGGCCGGGCTCTGGGCCGGTTACGAGACACTCTCGAAGGAACGCAAAGCCGTATGCGAACTTCGCCTGAAAGCCGTCTGCAGCGTTGCCGCGCTGATCGCCGAAGGCATGAGCGAGACTGCTGCCGTGTCGTGCGCCGCGAAGCAGCACGGCGCCAGCCCGCGCGCCGTCCGGAACTGGCGCGGCCGCATCAAGGGAATAGATCGTCAGGACTGGCTTGCAGCACTTGCAGACCAGTATCAGCCAACCGCCAAGTTCACCGAATGCGACCCGCAAGCCTGGGCGGCTCTCAAGAGCGATTACCTGAGGCCAGAGGCACCGGCGTTCTCAGCTTGTTACCGACGGATGAAGGCTGCGGCCAAAGACCAAGGCTGGTCGCCAATTCCTACCGAGCGTGCCCTTCGGAGACGGCTCGAAGCCGAAGTGCCCAAACCAGTGATGGTCGCCGCACGCAAGAAGCGCGATCAGGTCAAAAACCTCTATCCGGCGCAGCGGCGCGACCGGTCGATGCTTCATGCCATGGAAGCGGTCAACATGGACGGTCACAAGTTCGATGTCTTCGTCAGATTGCCGGGACAGGACAAGCCAACCCGAGTGATCCTTCTCGCCCTGCAGGATCTCTATTCGGGCAAGATGGTTGCCTGGCGGCTATCGGCTTCGGAAAACAAAGACACTGTCCGCCTCGTGATTGGCGACATGGTCAGCCGGCACGGCATTCCCGACAAGTTCCTCCTCGATAACGGCCGGGCCTTCGCTTCGAAATGGATCACAGGCGGCGCACCGAACCGGTACCGGTTCAAGGTGCGGGACGAAGATCCCCAAGGTCTGCTTACAACACTCGGCACCGAGATCATCTGGGCGACGCCCTATTCGGGTCAGTCAAAGCCGATCGAGCGGGCCTTCCGCGACCTTGCCGAGGACATCGCCAAGCATCCGTTCTGCGCGGGCGCCTACACCGGCAACACGCCCGATGCAAAGCCAGAAAACTACGCCTCAAGGGCGATCCCGTTTGCGGATTTCAAGGTCCATGTCGACCGGATGATTGCCGAACACAATGCGCGACCCGGCCGCCGCAGCGGGAATGCCGACGGCCGTTCCTTCGACGAGACATTCACCGCGTCTCTCAACCAACCCACGACAATTGTTCGGTGGCCGACCGAAGCGCAGCGGGCACTTTGGTTGCTCGCCGCCGAACGGATCCGGACCAAGAAGGGCTCCGGCGAAATCGAGATCTTCGGCAACCGATACTGGAGTGCCGAACTCGGCGCGATTGCCGGGAACCATGTGACCGTCCGTTTTGATCCGGACAATCTGCACCTTCCGATCCGCGTCTACGACGATCGTGACAACCTGATTTGTGTCGCCGAGTGCCTGGACGATGCCGGGTTCTTCGATACGGGCGCTGCGCGCGATCATGCCTCCAAGCGGAACGCGCTTACCAAGGCGATGCGGGAGAGCGCTCGACTGCACGCCGAACTCTCCCCGGACGCACTCGCGGAAATCTACGGATCCGGAAAGGCGGTGCCGGAACCAAAGCCCGAACCACCGAAATTCAAGCGGGTCGCCAACGGCGGTGTGCGGCCCGCAGAGCAGCCGAATGCCGAATGGGATGAAGCGGCCGAGGCCGACTTCAGCCGGGCACTCAGGATGCTTGAAGAGAACGTAATCGAATTCCCCGCGAGCGGTGGGGAGAAGGCGGGCCGATGAGTGGTGGGTAAGGCCCAAAAAAAACGGGCGGGAAAACCCGCCCAAACCAACTGTACGAGGAAACCCTAGATGACGACAGCATCAATTGCAACACTGCCGCAAGCCAACGGTTCGGCCAACACGTGGGCACCGCCCGCGCAGACGCCCGATATTTCCGGGAACCGGCCCGGCCGCTCGGAGGCCGATCTCAAAGCCTGGAGAGAACTCACCGCCGGGGTCGCCGATTTCGGCCAGCTCAATGGTTGGACAAAGGTCGAGGTCGCAAGCCGGATCGGGATGGCCGAGGGTACATTCAGCGCCTGGTATTCGGGAAAGTATGACGGCCGTCTCGAACCCCAGAACGAAAAGGTCAAGCGTTGGCTCGATTCGGTCGAGGAGATGTCGGGGCTTGCAGCCACGGTTCCGGTGAGCCCGGGCTTCATTCTGACCCGGACCGCGCATGAGATCACAGAAACCCTGGTCTACGCCCAGATGATGAACGATCTGGTGACGATCACGGCCGCGGCAGGAACGGGCAAGACCGCCGCCTGCAAGCAATTCGCCAGCACGAGGCCGAATGTTCACATGGTCACGATATCGCCGCACACCAAGACGGTGCATGGCTTGCTGGTCGAACTGGCTGACGCGCTCAACCTCACGCAGCACAATCCCGCCAAGCTGGTCCGAGCGATTGGCAAGCGGCTGCTGAACAACGGCTCCGGCTCGATGCTGATCGTGGACGAGGCCCAGAACCTGATCGACAACGCGGTAGATCAACTCCGCCATTTTGTCGATCTCTACTCCTGCGGCGTCGCCCTGGTCGGCAATGAAGAAATCTACTCCCGGTTTACGCGCAGCACGGACGGGCCGTCCTACGCCCAGATCAAGCGCAGGATCGGCAAGCGCCTGAAGCTCGCCAAACCTCGGCCGGAAGACATCAATGCGCTTCTGGACGCATGGAAGATCGCCGATCCGGATGCACGCAAGGTGCTGATCGGGATCGGCATGAAGCCCGGCGCGCTGGGTCAGATCGACAAGACACTCAAGCTTGCCGGCATGCGCGCCGCAGGCGCCGGCAAACCGGTGGACGCCGACATGATCCGCGCCGCCTGGCAGAACCGCGACGTGGAGGGCCTATGATGGCAGCCGCTGTTGCAAGAACCTCTCCGATCAGCGGCGAGTTCGAGATGATGGCCAAGCTGGTCGCCGACAACACCGGCGACGAAGGGCTGATCCTCGAACCTCACAAGGCGCAGATGCTGCTCGAACGGCTCAACAAGATCAGGGCAAAGATTGCCCTGCTGGAAGACGAACTGGGCGTCCATCGCATTCGCGAACAGGACCAAGCCGTTGGGGGTGTCCTCGGGGACCTGACCCTCGAAGTGATGCAGGACGGCCTGCTCGAAGGCGCGTCTGACACTCCCGTCGTCTATCCGGATTTCACGAAAGGAAAGCGGTCATGAGCGAGTTTCTCTCCGGCCACCTGAAGGCCACCAGAGATGTGCTCAAGGGGCACGCCCATGGCGGCAAGACCTTCTCGGCCGACGAGATCGTCGGCTTCGTCGAACACCTGGACAACCTCGCGCGGCTGGCAATCGCTATGGAGAACGACCTGTCCCGGTACCGCTGGAACGACCTCGCCAGGCGCGAACGTCCGGTCGAGCCTCAAGCCGCTCCGGCCGACAATGTCATCCTGTTTACCGGCGTTCGCCGCGAACGGCTCGGACCTTCCGGTGGCGACACCGGTGGCAACAATACGGGCGGCGGGGGCGCCGCGTGAGCGCCGCCGCAAAGAGGGACTCCGGGTCTCGGGATCAGGTCAACGCTGTTGACCTGGCTGAGGCGCTTGTCGCGAACCGAAGGGTCGCCATCGGTCTTCCGATCGACCAGATCCGCGATCTTGCCGCGGCGCTTCTGATCTACGACCAGCAGCTCGAAGACGCGAACCGGCGCATGGCGGCAATGATGCTTGCCGAGGATCAGCCACCCACTCCCAAGCCCGAGGTCAAACCACAAACGAAGCCGGTTCACGTGCCAATTGTCACCGGTGGAAACGCGCAGCTAACCGCAGCACTCGAAGGCCTGGTCGAGGCTCGCTGGCACCTTGAGCAGGAACGCCACAGCGCGGGCGAAAACCTCGCCCGGCAAAAGTTCGAAAAGGCGGCGGTCGCCGTCTGCAATCACGTCACACCGAAAAAGAGGACATGACCATGAACACGGCAGTCATTCTGGAAGAACGCGCCCAAGAGGGCATCACGATGGTCAACGGCAAGCCCTACATGGCCGACGCCAAGGGCGCGCTGGTGCCGCTCGAAATGGTAAAGCCTGCTGACAAGCTCGAAGACGAGACGGTTCGCAAGATCATGGGGTTTGCCCGCGATCTCTCGGCCCAGATCGCCCGGTTCCGCGGTCACACCATGACCGATCTCGGCGAATTCGATGCGCTGCTCGACCAGGAGTACGGCACGAAGAAGGGCGGGAAGAAGGGCAACCGGACCTATCAGACGATCGACGGCCTTATGCGGGTGACCGTGTCGGTCGCGGATTTTGTCGACTTCGGGCCGCAGTTGCAGGTGGCCAAGACGCTGATCGACGAATGTCTGAACGAGTGGTCGGCGGACAGCCGGCCGGAGATCCGCGCCATCGTCACCCGCGCCTTCAACACCGACAAGGAAGGCCAGATCAACCGCTCCGAGATCTTCATGCTGCTGAGGATGCAGATCGAGGACGAGCGCTGGCTCAAAGCAATGGAAGCGATCCGCGACGCGATGCGCGTGACCGGCTCCAAGGAATATGTCCGGTTTCATGTTCGTGAGCGGATCACTGATACATGGCAGGCAGTGACGATCGATCTCGCCAAGGCAGGTGCGTGATGTCGGGATCAGAGGTTGAAGCGGCAAAAATTCTTGCACATCAATCCCGGTGTCCGGTCTGCGGCGCGGGCGTCTGCAACGGCGGCGGCGGCGCGCATTTCGCTTCCGCGACATTCAGTTGCGGCGCGATGTTCGAAACCTATAGCGCGGGCGTCAGGGCCATCGAAGCCTGTCCTTGTCCTTCAAACATTGCGGCGGCTGCGCTCACAAGGGAGGCCGGGATCCTGCCCCACAACACCAACGCTCAAGACCTGACTGAGGAAGGTGAATGATGGCGATAAACCTGCTCAACGCCCCGCTCTTCCTTTCCGCACAATGGCTGGAGGAGAACCAGAGTGCCCGCATGACCGCTAAGGGCAAGTTGGGGTATCTTCTGACAGAATTCGGCGGCAGCTACTCCAGGGGTGATCCGGAGAAACTGAACATCGCGGGTGTCAGCGTGAGCTGTACCAGCGGAACCGACAATCTGCTCTCCGCATGGAAGCGGAAGGCGGACGCAAAACTCAACAGCATTTTGCAGGGCAAATAACGTGCCCCGTCCCGCCGTATCCGAACCGGTTGATCTGTTTCGGTGGCGGGACGCGCGAGACATCGAGGCGCGGCGCCGGGAACTCGCCCGGCGCATTGAGAAGCTCAAACCGAATGCATGGCGACGGATCGAACTGCAGGCGCAACTGGCGCAGCTCACCGTCCAGGCGCTGGAACTGGAGATGCGGAAATGAACGAACACCCTCAATATGAATGCCGCGAATGCGGGATTACAAACAGCATTCCCGGCATTGAAATCAATGGCGAGGTGCTTGCCTGGGCCGACGACGATCTCTGCTGTTTCTGCCAGGACCGACTTCATGCCGCGCTGATCCGCGACGCTGCCAGGTACCGGAACCTGCGCAACCGGCAAGGACAATCCAACGATATAGGTGTTGCCGCTTTTTTACACGCGCCGGACAACGCCATTCTGGATGGCGAGGATCTCGATCGCGCGATTGACCAAAGGTTGGGCTTCGACAGTCCTGAGGTAGAGCCGCTGGAAAAGCGGCTGGCGGACTGCCTGGCAGCGATCATCGACACGCCGCTCTTCTCCGGTCATGACGAAACCGGGCGCCCCTCCTCGGCGCTGGACATCCGGCTCGGGTTCTTCCGGCCGGAGCTTTCCGAACGCGCGGCCGAGTTGCTTGAGGAAGCCGGGCAATGAACGCGCTTGCCATACTGCACATTGCCAAGAAGCAGCTCGGGCTTGATGACAACACCTGGCGGGATTTGCTCGAACGGGAAACCGGCAAGCGATCTTCGAAGGACATGAGCGACGGCGAGCGCGGCCGTGTGCTCGACGTGCTCAAGAGCCAGGGTTTCAAACCGGCTTCACGGTCCTCTCGAAAGGGTCTTGAAGGCAAGTATGCGGGTAAATTGCAGGCGCTCTGGATCGCCGGCTGGAACCTTGGCCTGATGCGGGAAAACGGCGCCGACGCGGCGCTGCTCGCCTTCGTCAAGCGACAGACCGGGATCGATCACACCCGCTTCCTGCGCTACCACGATGACGCCACCAAGGCGATCGAGGCGCTCAAGGCCTGGCTTGCCCGCGACGGCGGCGTGGACTGGTCGGAAAGCCGGTTCCTGCCGGAGTGGACGCAGACGAACGGCTACCGGATCGCCAAGGCGCAACAGCGGATGATTTCCGCGTTTGGCCCGGGAGCGATCTTCGAGCTCCACAAGATGCTCGGCGACAACGGCTTCGACAACGCCGCCACCATTACCGACACCGGCTGGATCGACGTCATGAACAAGATGGGCGCGATGATCCGTTCGCGGAAAGGCAGCGTCTGATGCGGTCCGCCAATGTGAAGTCAGGCTTCCGGGACCTCGTTTCTACTCGCCAAGCGCAGGGTGCAGCCGCAGAAACGCATGGTGCAGTCGGGATGAGGGAGAGCCGGCCGGTTGTCTCGGCTGAAGAACTTGCCGTCGTTTTCATCGGCCGCAGCGCACTCATCGAAAGGTGGCTTGATCCAGATAAGGCCAGGGAAGGAATTAAGCGGTGCGTCAGCCTCCTTGTCCTCATGGACTGCACGATAGAACAGGCCCATTACGCCTCCACAAAGCTCCTCGAAGTCCTCGCGAGCCGATTTGTAGAACGGGCTGTCGTCTTCATCGTAGACTTCGTGATTTTCCCTCACGGAGGCTTCCTCATCAGCCTTGAGAAAGTCTGCGGGAATATCGTCTTTAAGGATTGCCCGCCACGTGTGACCAGCATTGAAGTGCTTGGCCATCAGCTCGCCGTAGAGCGGCAAATGGTGCCTATTAACGATCGGGAGTTTTTTCCAGGCCTCATCAATGAATGGTCCGATGTCGCGCTTGCCGCCAAAGTAATCCGCGTCCGGCATGATCCTTCCACCACCCATTCTCTCACACTGGTCGCCCATATCTTCGAATCCGTCGGCACCAAGAGTCAACCTCTGATCGGTAGTGCGTGATGGTGGCCTACAGCTTCAAAACCTATTTCGCGCCGCAGATCCTCGATCTGACCAAGACCCACACTATAAGGGGGCATCGCCGCCGGCATGCCCAGGTGGGCGAACCGGTGCAGCTTTTTACCGGCATGCGGACGAAGCACTGCAAGAAGATCATGGACGATCCTGTTTGTGTGGCAGTACGGCCGATCCGGATCATGTTCTCCGATTTGATTGATGAAGGCATTGCATCGATCGAGATCAGGGGGCGCCAGCTTTGCCGCGACGAAATCGAGGCCTTCGCCGTTTCGGATGGCTTCGCCCCGGAGCGTCTTTCCGGGTTGGCTCCAAGGAGGTTGATAGCTGTCACCGCCCGCGAAACCATGAGCCGGTTCTGGGCAAGCGAAAATCGCGGGCCGATGTTCGAAGGCGTCATTATCGAATGGAGGCCGGCACAATGACAGTCCGCGCTTCCGATCATGCTGTCCTTCGCTATCTCGAACGGGTAGCCGGCATCGACATCGAAGACGTGCGCGCGGCGATGGAAGCCGAGTGCCAGAACCACAACGGCGCGCCTTCGGTCAGGATCCGCGGTGCACGCTACCTGCTGCGCGACGGCTGCATCGTCGACGTCCTCAACGGCAAGGTCGTTCCCTACTGGAATGTCCTGCAGGATCTGATGCGAACGAGAGACGGGGAGCTTCGCCGGTGATCCCTGAACCCGCACTCGCGGCAGAATTAAACGAGCTGCTTGGGCGTGACGATTTCGTCCGGCTTGCCGAGACCTATGGAGGCACGCGGTTGTTCGTGCCGCGACGGATCGCGGAGACCAAGCTGTCCCACTCCCTCGGGGGCACGGTTGCCGAGAGGCTCGCCGAGCGGTATGCAGGCAGTTACCTCCGTGTCCCTCTTGCCCGCGGCGAGCGTGCGCGGCACTATCGGGAACGCGGCCTGTCGAATGCCGAGATCGCCCGCAAGCTCGGCCTCACCGAAACCGGCGTCGACAAGATCTTCGCACGGATGGACGGAAAGCCTGAAAAAGGCGCCGATTCGCGCCAGGGCCAGCTCTTCCCCCTCGACTGATTGATCTCACTCACCCCATGCCCGCCGAGGCGGGCATGAGCGTTCCCCCCCATGACTGACATCCTGCGTTAAGCAGCCAGGCGATTGCCCGCTGCCCTGTCAACCTCAACCGGTCGGCCCGTGCCGGCCGGTATCTGCGCCGGAGCCAGTCATGCCGACCTATGATCCTCGCCTTCTCCCATTCACAGGCGGACACGAAGGCAAGGTACTCCGAGCCTATCGCGATCCTGTCGGGGTGGTGACCATCGGTTTCGGGTTCACCTGGGGCTCAAGGGTGTTTCGGGAATGGTGGCTCGACAAGCACGGCCGCAAGCTCAAACTCGGTGACCGGATCGCGGAAGCCGATGCCTATGCGGTGCTCAAGAAACTGATCGACGCCGAGTACTACGGCCCGGTCCGCAAGTATGCGAGCCACGCTTCCCCGCATGCCCAGGCTTCGGCCACCGACATGCTGTTCAATTGCGGTCTGGGCGCTTCCAAGTGGACTTGGTTCAAGGCGCTTGTGAGAGGAGATATTCGCGACGCGGCACGCCGGCTGAAGGTGACCGCCACCACGGCGAAAGGCCGGCGGTTGCCCGGACTTGTTCGCCGACGCGCCGAAGCCGCCGCCATCATGGAGTTCAACAAGTGGCCGGCCTGGGTGAAAGTGCCAAGGTCGAGCGGTTCCTCAGACATCGCCGAATCGATGCCGGCGTGGCGTCTCGGCGAGGACGATTTCAATCAGGGCGTCCGGTGGCTGGTAGATCTGAGCTACCTTTCCGACAAAGCGGCAGCACCGGATCTTGTAACCTCCGCAGTCCGTCGCTTTCAGGAGGCGCATCCGCAGCTAGACAATGACGGGATCCTCGGCCGGGCCACTCTCGACCAGATCCAGCGGGTCATCGACGCCAGGGCGAAGTCGGCGAAAGGTGCGGCCGGCACTGGCGCCGGTGCCGCCACGGGCGCGGCCGAGCAGGCGGTCTCGGCCACTGGCTATGGAGACCTCATTCTCTATGGCAGCCTTGCGGTTCTCGTTGTTGGCGGGATCTGGCTTGCCTGGCGGTATCGGGATGAACTCGCGATCACGATCAAAGGCGCGGGCTCCCTGAAAGCGGGTGGCCGGGCATGATCGGATTCCTCACCGCTTCATTGATTGTCGTCATTCTTCTCGCGTGCGGCCTCGGGTCAGTCATCGCCGCTCTTGTGTGCTTGCTCGCGGGCAAGGGAAAAGCGGCCGCTGCATGGCTTGTGCCCGTGCTCGTTTCATCCGGGCTCCTGTTTCTCATCGCGCGGGAAGTGATGTCATGAGCGTCATCGGCGGAATCATCGCGGGTGTCGCGGCCGAGGTCGGCGCGCCGCTCATCAAACGTGTTCTCGAAAGAAGGTTTGGCAAGGCCTCAGGCGACCTCGCCGAAACCGTGATCAAGACCGTCGCAGAAAAGGCGGGCGCCGAACCGATCGAACTTGAAGATCTCAAGCCGGCCAACCTCAAGGAAGCGGTCAAGGCGGCAGAGGCAGAAATGCCCGAGCTGATCGCGCTCTACACGGCGGGGCTCGAAGGCCAGTTCGCACTCCTGCAATCGGAAAGCCGGGAAGGTTTCTGGCAATCGTTCTGGCGCTACGGCTGGATGTACCTGCTCGCCGTTTTCTGGATCTGGCGCATCATCGTCGCGCCGATTGTCAACCAGCGGATCGGCTCAGGTGGCGGCGTGTTGATCGAGACGGTCGATCTGGCCACGCTGATGACGCTCACCTCCTGGTTCATGGCGCTCTACATGGGCGGGCACACCGTCAAGGATCTCGGCCGCAACGTGATCGACGCCGTTCTAAAGCGGAGCCGTAAACCGTGAGCGGCACCGATTTCATGATCGAGCAGGCGGAGGCGAAGGTCGCGCTTGAACGCGACCTGAAGCTTGGTGCGGTTAAAGCGCTGGTCGGTGGCACAGGTGCGGCCGACTGCAAGGATTGCGGATCGGAAATTCCGGCGGCACGTCGCGCGGCGGCGCCTTGGGCAAAACGTTGCATCACGTGTCAGGAAGCATTCGAACGGGGGCGGCGCTGAAATGGATGAATGGGCAACCAGACTGATTGAGCAGGCCGGGCCGGTGGGGGCAGCGTTCGGCGTTGTCATCATTGCAGCGGGTGGAGCGATCGCTTGGGCAAAGGGGCTTTTCGGCAAGCTGTCGTCCGGCTCAAAGTCGGAGCCGGTATCAAATGGCAAGCCGGACGGCAATGACGAAGTCGTGGCCGCGCTGCGGGAGATCAATCAGCAGCTGAGTTCGTTCGACCGGCGTATCGATGCTCTCGAACGGGACATCTCATCCCGGCCGAGCGACAGGGATTTCCACGAGTTGGAAAAAGCGATCGCAGTCATGGCCAACACCATTGAACATTTCGGGGGGAAAATCGCCGCGACCGGTGAAGCAGTGACCCGAATAGAGGATTTTCTCCTCAGCCTGTCGAAAGGGAAAAACTGATGTTCGAAGGTTATCGCGAACACTACAATGCCGAGGCTCGGCTGGTCATTCTCAGGGCATTGTCGGAAGAGACCGGCTATAGGCTCAACGACAGCATGATTGCAGCCATTCTGCAGTCATTCGGCATCGACCGAGGCCGAGCTTACGTGCGCAATCAGCTTACCTGGCTTTGCGAAACCGCCGGCGCCGTCTCCCTGCTACCAGCGGGGACGGCCGTCATCGCGGAATTGCGAGAGCCCGGGCTTGACCATGTCGAACGCCGGACGGTGCTCGAAGGTGTCAAGCGGCCGTCGCCCCGCCGGGGAGCGTAACAGATGGGCACGAGCCTCAAGGGCCGTGGCCGGCTTTCCGGTATCGAGCTGCTGCCGTCCGAAGCCTCGCCGGTGATTGCCTGGGCGGCCAACGAGCTGCGCGGCCGAGACCGGACACAGACAGAAATCTACGAAGAGTTTGTCCAGAAGCTCGAAGCCCTTCACCGGGAGCACCGAGGCGAACTTGACTTCACCATACCGTCCTTCTCGGCGTTCAACCGGCATGCGGTCAAGCTTGCGACCCTTGCGCGGCGGCTGGACGAAACCCGTGAGATTACCGGCGTGCTTGCCGAGAAGTTCGACGCCAAGGCATCCGACGATCTCACCGTCATCGCGGCCGAGGCGATCAAGACGCTGATTTTCGAGGTGCTGACGGCAGCCGGAGACGCCGGAATTGAGCCGAAGGACGCGATGAACCTTGCCAATGCCCTGCGCGCGGCAACCCAAGCCCAGGGCGTTTCGACCAACAGGAGGGAGAAGGTCGAGAAGCAGTTTGCGGCCGATGTCGACAAGGCCGTCGAAAGCGTCGCGAAGGCTAAGGGCCTGACGTCCGAAACCGTCGAGGCGATCAAGTCGCAGATCCTCGGGGTGCGCAAGGAATGAGCGCACCGATCACCAAAGATGAGTGGGAGAAATTGAGGCGGGAGAGCGTTGAGGCCTTGCCTCAGATCTTGAGCGATCTCGGCCTTCCGAATGTGCTGCTCGAGTACCAGGGCGACACGGTCGCAAAACTTGAGGCCGGCACCGCGTTGCTCGTTGTCGAAAAGTCCCGCCGGATCGGGCTGACCTGGGGGCTTGCCTCCTATGCCGTCCTGAGGGCTGCGCGGGCGAAATCGGCGGGCGGCATGGATGCGATGTATATCTCTTACAGCCAGGAGATGACGCGGGAGTTTGTGGACGCTTGCGGGATGTGGGCGCGTGCGTTCAACATGGCGGCGATGGAGGCCGAGGAGTTCTTCTTCGCCGACAAGGACGAGAGCGGCGACCGGTCTATCCAGGCATTCCGGATCCGCTTCGCCTCGGGCTTCGAGATCGTCGCACTGTCTTCGGCGCCGAGAACGCTGCGCGGCAAACAGGGTCTGGTCATCATCGACGAGGCCGCGTTTGTCGACAGTCTCAAGGAACTCCTGAAGGCTGCACTCGCCTTCCTGATGTGGGGCGGCCAAGTGGTTGTCTGTTCCACCCACAACGGCGTCGACAACGAGTTCAATGTTCTTGTACAGGACATCCTCGGCGGCCGCCGAAAGGGCGCGCACACAAGGATCGATTTCGACCAGGCGCTGATGCAGGGGCTTTATCAGCGGATCTGCCTGGTGACCGGCGTCACCTGGTCCCCCGAGGGTGAAGCCGCATGGCGACAGGACATCATCGACTTTTATGGCGATGGCGCCGACGAAGAGCTGTTCTGTATTCCCGCCATGGGATCGGGCTCCTGGTTGACAACGCCGCTGATCGAGGCGCGCATGACAATCGCGCCCGAAGACGCTCCGGTGCTGCGTCTCGACCTGCCCGACGACTATCTGCAAAAGCCCGAGCTCACCCGTCGCTCGCTCCTGGCGCCGTTCATGGAAGAGCTCCGGGAAGCGCTTGAAGGTCTCGACCAAGAGGTGCTGCATGCCTTCGGTTACGACCCGGCGCGCAAGAAGGACCCGGCAGTCGCAAAGCTCCTGAGGATCGAAAAGGATCTGCGCCGGGTCTCCGCGCTGACAGTGGAAATGCGCCGGGTTCCGTTTGCCGAGCAGAAGGCAATCTGCCGGGACATCATCATGGCGGCGCACCGGCTGGTGGGCGCCGCGATCGACGCCACCGGCATGGGCATGAACCTCGCCGAGGATCTCGGCCGGGAGTTCGGGATCCGCGAGGATCTCGACGGCGCCGGTCTCGTCTGGCAGGTGTCATTGTCTTCGAGCTGGTACAATGAGCACATGCCGCCGCTGAAAACGGCGTTCGAGGACGATACGATCGCGCTCGCCAGAGACGCCGAACACGTCATTGACCTAAGGGCGGTCAAGATCGTTCGCGGCATTCCCTCGATCCCTCCAGAACGTGAGGGCGAAGCCGGCAAGAAGCGCCACGGAGATTTTGCCGTTGCCCTGGCGCTCGCCTATTTCGCGAGCCGGATGGAATGGCGCGAGTTCGCCTATCGCGCGGCCGTGCGCAAGCCCTCCCGTTTCGATCAGAAAGCGCCGGCCGACGAGAGCAGCTGGCAAGACCGGGCTGATGACGAAACCACCGGCGGATTCCGGATGGCTTCGCTGCGCCGATCAAGAGGAACCTTCTGATGGCCATGACCTGGTATGACGCTTACGGCCGCAAGGTGAACACCTCCGAGCTCAAGACCGAACAGGGCGGGCCGAGCGTGCGCGGTGTGCGGCAACGCGATGCGCACCACCCGGCCGCCGGCCTAACTCCGGGGCGGTTGGCGCAGATCCTGTCGAATTCCATCGTGTCGTCGCCGGATGATTACCTGGCGCTGGCCGAAGACATGGAAGAGCGGGACCTGCACTACGCTTCGGTCCTTCAAACCCGGAAGCTGCAGGTGGCCGGTCTTGAAATCACGGTCGAGGCGGCGGGCGACGATGCGACGAGCATCAAACATGCCGACCTGGTGCGCGAGGTGGTCGAGCGCGACGAATTCGAGGTCGAGCTGCGCGACATTCTCGACGCGACCGGCAAGGGCTTCTCCTGCACCGAAATCATCTGGGAAACGTCCGAGCGGCAATGGATGCCAAAGCGGCTCGTCTGGAACGACGCGCGATGGTTCGAATTCGACCGCGCCGATGGCGAAACACCAATGCTGCGCGGAGACGCTGGCCCGGAGCCGCTCAAGCCCTATGGCTGGATCTACCATTCCTTCAAGGCCAAGTCCGGCCTGCCGATCCGCGGCGGCCTCGCTAGGGCCGCCGCCTGGGCCTACATGTTCAAGTCCTTTACGCTCAAGGACTGGGCCATCTTCTCGGAAGCCTACGGCCAGCCGCTCCGGCTTGGCAAATACGGGCCAGGCGCAACCGACGACGACAAGGACGTGCTGCTGCAGGCCGTCGCCAACATAGGAGCGGATTACGCGGCGATCGTACCGGCCTCCATGGCGGTCGAGTTTGTCGAGGCCAACATCTCCGGGACGCATGAGCTCTACGAAAGGCGCGCCGACTGGCTCGACCGGCAGATTTCGAAACTCGTGCTCGGCCAGACCTCGACCACGGACGCCCAGAAGGGAAGCTATGCAGTCGGCAAGGTGCATGACGGCGTTCGCGACGACATCGAGAAGGCCGATGCCAAGGCGCTGGCCGCCACGCTAAACCGGGACCTGGTTCGGCCGCTGGTATCGCTCAACTTCGGACAGCCGAAGGCCTGGCCGAAGATCAAGATCGGCCGCCCGGACGAGCAGGACATCGACAAGCTGGTCGAGAATGTCGCCCGCCTGGTCCCGCTAGGGCTGAAGGTCGGAATGGCGACCATGCGGGATCGGATCGGACTGCCGGATCCCGAAGCCGGTGAGGAACTCCTCGGCGCAACGTCAAAAGAGCCAAGCCCCGACCGGGGTCGTTCGCTTGTTGGGAATGAGACGACCGGCGGGGACCAACTGCCGGCGGGATCCCCGGCCGGCTTGACGGCAAAGCGCGAGGCGGCAGCGGACGCGATCGACGCAGCGGCGGATGTGATGGCAGGCGAATGGGAGCCACTGATCGGGCCGATCGTCGAGGGGCTGGCCTCCGAGATCGCGGAAGCCACAAGCCTTGAAGAGATCCGGAGCCTTTTTCAAATCCGGCTTGAAGGGCTTTCAAGCGAAGAGCTCGGCGAGCAGCTCGCCCGCGCGGTCTTCGCCGCCCGCATATCCGGCGAGGCCGGTGAGGATCTCGCTTGACCCTGAAACTCGAACCGGTCCCGCCGATCGACGCGATCCGCGCGCTACGCTTGAGGGGCGGTGAGCTTGAGCCGTCCTTCTCCTGGCTCGATCAATGGCAGCAGGATCATGCCGCCATGTTCACGGTCGCCAAGTCGGCCGGCTATGACATCCTGGGCGATATCTTCGCGGCCCTCGAACAGGCGCTCTCCGAGGGCAAGACATTCCGGGACTTCGCGCGTGAGCTCACGCCTCTTCTCCAGGCCAAGGGCTGGTGGGGGCGTCAGCTGGTGACGGATCCTGCGACAGGCGACCGCGTGCCGGCGCGGCTCGGATCATCACGCCGGCTCCGGATCATTTTCGACACCAACATGCGCGTATCCTATGCAGCCGGCCACTGGGCAAGCTTCGAGCGCAACAAGTCGCGCCGGCCGTGGCTTCGCTATGTGGCGCTCCTGGATGATGCGACCAGGCCATCGCACCGGGCGCGGCACAATCTGGTCCTGCCTGTCGACGATCCCTACTGGGATCACTGGGCTCCGCCCTGCGGCTGGAATTGCCGCTGCACGCTTCAGAGCCTTTCCGATCGTGACGTCGACCGGCTCAAGCGCGAAGGCGAGCGGCTGGTCTTCGATCCGCCGCCGCTCGACTTGCGGCCATTCGTCAACAGGCGGACCGGCGAGGTCACCCAGGTTCCCGACGGTATCGATCCGGGCTGGGACTACAATCCCGGTAAGGTTGGCTGGCGGGCTGTCCTGGGGGCAGCCGAAGCCAAGATCGGTTCAAGTGAGATCTGAAAGCCAACCCCCCGGAAGGCAGCCTCAGGGCCGTTTCACGAGATTAACCCGCACAGCAATATTGCCACGCCGGACGGGCGCGTATACCGTCCGAGGGGCGAATTGCGCCCTACGGGCTTTTAAACCGGCTCAAAAACGATTTCGCCAGGCTTCCCCGCACCTCATCTTTCGGTCCCCGTGACATGCCCGCCGCGGCGGGCATGATCGCAAACCTCCGAAGCCGCCATGGTGCGGCTCATGGATACACCACTTCCCCTCCTTCTGACATCGCTTGATGCCCAGGCCTCAGGCCCGGTCGCAGTGCTCTCGACAGAGTTCGCTGCCGGCGCCGGCGGCTGGCAACGCATTCTGCCTGCCGGCGAGTTCTCGGCCCGTGACGGTCGCGGCCCGTACATTGTCGGCGATCGCGCGGCCATGGAGAAGATCGTCGCAGAAAGCCGCGCCTACCACGGCGCGACCGACATGGTGGTCGATTACGATCACCAGGCGCTTGCCATCATGAAAGCCGGCAGCGGCAAGACCGCCAAGGCCGCAGGATGGGTAAAGGGCCTTGAGGTCCGCGACGACGGGATCTGGGCCGACATCAAGTGGACGGCAGCCGCGGCCAGCGCGATCGGCGCCGAGGAGTACCGCTATCTCTCCCCGGTGATCCCGCACGACGCCAAGGGCAACGTCCGGATGGTGCTCAACGTCTCGCTCACCAATGTGCCCGCCTACCACATCGAGGCGTTCAGCGCCGCTTTTTCAAAACCAGACAGGAACGATGACATGGACAAGATTCTTGCCGCCCTCGGCCTTGCGAAGGGCGCTTCCGAAGATGACGCTCTCGCCGCCCTCAATGCGCTTCTGAGCGCGACCACGACGCTCGCCTCCGCATTGGAGCTGGCGAAGGACGCCAAGCCCGCCGACGTCCAGAAAGCTGCCCTGTCAGCGATCGATGACCGCAAGAAGCTGGTTGTGGCATCCGGTGCCGCCGCCGATGCCAAGGTTGAGGATGCGGTCGCCGCTCTGACCGCGCTCAAGGCCAATGGCAATCCGGACCCGTCCAGGTTCGTGCCGATCGACCAGGTCACGGCCCTTTCGACGGAACTGAAGGAACTCCGCAAGGAAGTGTCCGGCAACGCCGCCGAGGCGGCTGTCGGCAAGGCGATCAAGGAAGGCAAGCTGGTGCCGGCGCTGCGCGACTGGGGTATCTCCCTGTTCACCGCGGACAGGTCGAAGTTCGAGGAGTTCGTGGGCTCGGCTCCCGAACTCACAGACCGCCAGCTCAAGCCTGCGGCGAAGCCTGGCGAACAGACCGCCGCCCTGACCGCCGCGCAGGAAGCCGCCGCCCGCCTCCTGGGCGTCGATCCGAAGAGCTACGCCGAAACACTCAAGGCCGAGGCGGACGCGACGGCCTGACGCGGCCGCGACGCTCGCAAACCCGACACTGAAGATCATCGCCGCCAGGCAAAAGGACCGCACCCATGACCGCACTCGCTGAAGACCGCAACACGCCCCGAAAGCAGGGCGACATCCTGTCGGGGCCGCTCGCCGCTTCCGTCGTCGTCTATGGCGGCGCGATCGTCATGCGCAACGCCACCGGTTATCTAACCAAGGGCGCGACGGCCACCGGCCTGGTCGGTGCTGGCGTTGCCCAGGAGCGCAAGACTGGTGGGGCCTCGGCCGGCGACGAAAGCCTCAAATACCGCAAGGGTGTCTTCCGCTTCGCCAATTCTGCCTCGACCGACGAGATAACGATCGCCGAGATCGGCAAGCTCTGCTTTGCGGTCGATGACCAGACGGTCGCGAAGACCGACGGGTCTGCCGCCCGCTCGCCCGCGGGCTTCGTCGAAGACGTCGACGCGAACGGCGTCTGGGTCGAGTTCGACGAGGCGCGCGTCCAGTCCCATCTCGCAGGCCTCGCAAACCCGGCCTAACGGCAATCCGGCTCAGCCGGCCCGGGGTGGCCGGCCGAGCCTCAGCACATCCACAAGGAACCTCTTCCCATGCTCGTTAACGCTGAAAACCTCAACGCCCTCCGGGCGGGTTACAAGACCACCTTCCAGGGCGGGCTTGGCATGGCTTCGACCATGCACACCCAGGTCGCCACCGTCGTCCCGGCATCGACCAAGACCCAGAAATACGGCTGGCTCGGCAAGTTCCCGAGCGTCCGGGAATGGATCGGCCCGCGTGTCGTTCATTCGCTCGAACAGCATGACTACTCGATCACCGAAAAACCCTGGGAACTGACCGTTGCTGTCGACCGCGACGACATCGAGACCGACAATCTCGGCATCTACACGCCGATGTTCACTGAAATGGGTCAGTCCACCGGCGCAAAGTGGGACGAGCTGGTCTACGGGCTTCTGAAGCTCGGCTTCTCGACCGAATGCTATGACGGGCAGTACTTCTTTGACACCGACCACCCGGTTCTCGACGAGGCCGGCAACCCCCAGTCGGTTTCCAATACCGGCGGAGGTTCCGGCACGCCCTGGTTCCTGCTCTGCACCAACAAGGCGCTCAAGCCGATCATCCTGCAGAAGCGCAAGGACTTCGAGTTCGTCGCCAAGGACCGACTGACCGACGATACGGTCTTCAACAATAAGGAATTCCAGTACGGCGCCGATGCGCGCGGGAATGTCGGCTTCGGTTTCTGGCAGCAGGCCTACGGCTCGAAGCAGACGCTCAATGCGGGCGCCTATGCGACCGCACGTGCCGCGCTCTCGGGGATGAAGGGCGATCACGGCCGGCCGCTCGGGCTGATGCCGAACCTCCTGGTGGTGCCGCCGTCGCTCGAAAGTGCGGCCCGCAAGATCCTCAATTCCGAATATGCCGCCGGCGGCGAGACCAACGAGTGGAAGGGCACGGCCGAGCTGCTCGTCTGCCCCTGGCTCGCCTGAACAGCCGATTGACATCCCGCCGGCGCGATTGCCGGCGGGTCCTTCGGAAGCGGCCGGGATCCCCGGCCTCTTCTCAAGGACCCAAAAGCAAGCGAGGACAAGATGGACGATCTTACCAGGATCAAGGGCATCGGCGCGGCAACCGCGAAGAAGCTCAACGCCGCAGGCATCGAGACCTTCGCCGCCCTGGCTCTCGCCAATCATTTGGGTGAGCCGCTTGCATCGATCGCGAAATCCGACATTGAGGCCGTTGCCTGGATCACGGCCGCGGCTGGGCTTGCGGACGTACCGCCGAACCCGGGCGAAACCAAATCCAAGGAGAAGCCGCTTGGCTCCGGCCACGAACCCGAGGCGCAACTGCAGGACGGGGCGCGCCTCCCAGCGGACGGCCGGGCGGGAGACCGGCAACCCTCTCAGACCAATATACCCCCCGAGCCGCCCTCCCAGGGCAACGACCAGGGCGGGAGCGGCAATGCGGCCGCTCCCGCACAGGCTCCGGCCGGGGTGTATGCGGACTGGGCAAGCCAGATCGAAACGGACAGCGAGCTTGCCGAATTCTGCCCGCATGTCGCCGGCGCTCTCAGGGCATGGGCAGAGAGCAATTCGCGGCTCCCGGAGTTGCTGGTCATCACTTCCAAGCGTGAAGGCTTTCGCCGAGGTGGCATCGCCCATCCGCGCGCCGAAACCGAGCATGAGTTCGACGCGTTCGATTTCGACGACATCGAACAGATGCTCGCAGAACCCGTGCTGTCCGTGAGGCTTGCTTGACCTACGTCACCAAACAGCAGCTGATCGACCGGTTCGGCGAACGCGAGCTGATCCAGCTCACCGATCGCCAGAACCGGCCCGCGACGACGATCGACGATGACGTTATCGACGGCGCGGTCGCGGACGCCGAAGCGCTGGTCGATGGTTATATCGGCAAGGTCTACGATCTGCCGCTTTCGAGCACACCCGCCGTACTCACCCGGATCTCTGCCGACATCGCGCGCTACTACCTGCACGGCAAGTCGGCCGACAAGGACGGCTCGGTGCATCGCGCCTACTTGGAGGCCACGGGCTGGCTTCGCGACGTCTCGCGCGGCCTCGTCCAGATCGATGCGGAAGGCGTCACACTCGCCGCGGCCGGCGGCGGGTCGGTCCGGGCCAAGCCTGCCGATCGTGTCTTCACCCGCGACAGCCTGAAGGACATGTAAGATGGCCAAGGGCATCCAGTTGAAGGTGGAAGACGCGGAGGTCAATCGGTCGCTGTCGAGCGTGCAGCGCGCCGCCGAAAACCCGGCCGCGATCATGTCGGCTGTGGCAGGATTCCTGGTGACCACCACGCAAAGGCACATCGAACGCGAAGCCGGACCGGATGGTCCGTGGCCGCGCCTTTCTCCCAGGACAGCCAACAAGCGCATCGGCCGCCGCCGCCGCGGATACGAGAACATGCTGCGTGTGAGCGGCCGGCTCTACAATTCGCTGACCGGCGAATCCGGCGCCGATTTCGCGCTGGTCGGCTCGAACCTTCCCTATGCCGCCATTCATCAACTCGGCGGCACAATCGAGCAGCCGGCGCGCGAGCAGGAAATCTATCAGAACTACAATGCGCGAAGCGACACCTTCGATCCGCGCTTCCGTCCGCGGCGCAGTTCCAACTTCGCCCGAACCGTCAAGGTCGGCGCGCACACCGTGACAATTCCGGCACGACCATACCTTTATCTCGACGACACCGATCGCGCCGAGATCGAGGCGATCGTCGCAGACGGCCTTAGAGACGAGGCGGACCTGAGATGAGCCTGATCGACGACGTCATGGCGCGGCTCAATGCGATAGATCCGCAGCCCTTCGCGCTGATCGAGGGTGCCGCCGATCTCGCGGCCATCGACGGGAACCCGCCCGCGCCGCCAGCGCTCTATGCCTTCATCAAGGAAGAAGCGGCCGAGGAGAACACCCGGGCCACCGGGCCGGTGCTTCAGCGCTGCGAGAACGACATCGCCGTCGTCATCGTCACCAGCAACGTCTCCGACGCCACCGGTTCGGCCGCGCTCACGGATGTCGAGGCGCTGAAGCTTGCGACGCGCTCCGCCCTGGTCGGCTTCGTGCCACAGTCCGGGGTTGGCGAGCCGGTCGAGTATGTGGGGGGCCGCGTTCTGCGCTTTCGTTCCGGATGGGTTTGGGTCGAGCTCGTCTTTTCAGTCGCCAGCTACATCGAGGAGCAGCCATGACCGACAAGCCTTACCGGGGCCGCAAGGGTGGCCGCTACGTCCGCGCGTCGCGCGGCGAGGAGCCACGCCGCGTTGATGAAGTGGCGTCTGCGCGGCCTGCCAAGGCGGCGCCCGAAACCGCCGAACCCACCGATGACGCCAATTCTGAAACCCCGGGTTCCGCGCCGGCCGCGAAAGCCGCCAAGCCGGCCCGCAAGAGGAACTGACCATGGCCCGTTACGTCAAGAAGCTCGCGCTGCTCGCCAAGATCGAGGGCACCTATGGTACGGACCCGACGCCCACGGGCGCCGCCAACGCCATCCAGGTGCTCGATGTCTCGTTCACCCCGCTCGAAGGCCAGGAAGAAAGCCGCGATATCGTCACGCCCTTCATGGGCCATCCCGGCGTAATCCTGACAGGCATTCACCAGATGATCGAGTTCGGCGTCGAGATAGCCGGCGCGGGTGCTGCCGGCGACGTGCCCGGCTATGGCGTGCTCTTGAGGTCCTGCGGGCTTTCGGAGACCGTGACCGAAGACACCGACGTGGTCTACGCGCCGGTGTCAGAAGGTTTCGAGGGCGCGACGCTCTACTATGTGCTCGACGGCGTCCGTCACATCATGCTCGGCTGCCGCGGCAACGTGACAATGGATTTCACGTCCAAGCGGATCCCGCGCTTCCGCTTCCGCATGCTCGGCCTGCTCGGCACCGTGTCCGACCAGGCGCTGCCCGAGACCACCTTTACCGGTTTTGCAACGCCGGTTCCGGTTTCCAAGGCCAATACGACCTTCTCTCTGCATTCCTATGCGGGTGCTACCGAGAGCGTCAGCTTTGATCTCGGCAACCAGGTCGAGCCGCGGCTCGTCATCAACCACGAGAGCATCGAGATCACCGATCGACGCGCCTCCGGCTCGGCCGTGATGGAGGCGACGACGCTTGCGACCAAGAACTGGCAGACGATCGCGCTCGGCCACACCGCCGGCGCGCTCGCACTGGCGCACGGTACTGCCGCCGGCAACATCGTCGAGATCGACGGCGGCCGCTCCCAGATCGGCCGCTATTCGGAATCCGTGAGCCAAGGGATCCTGCACAACACCCTGCCGCTGATGTTCAAGCCCGACGAGGGCGACGACGACATCCTGATCACTGTCAAGTAAGGCCGCTCAAGGCCCGTTCGAAACCCTTTCGAAGGCGGCTTGAAGCCGCCTTCCCAACTCCGGAGACCCGACATGAAGTTCACGCTCACCCGCAAGCATCTCTACTGGTGGCCGGTCAAGGTTGCGGTACCGCATCCGGACAAGGATCGCGCCGGCGAGCAGCTTGAGATGGAGTTCCGCATGCAGTTCGAAAGCCTGCCGCGCTCGGAGGCCGACCGGCTCGCCGAGCTGATGAAGGCCGACCCGTCCGCCCATGCCCATGCAGACATCCGCCTCGTCGCCCGCGACTGGGACGGGGTGGTCGACGACGATGGCGACGCGGTCGCCTTCACGGAAGAGGCGCTCGACGAATTCATGCAGATCTCCTGGTACCGGCTCGCGGTCTATCGCGCCTGGGGCGCGTCACTGGTGGGCGACGCGGCGCGGCTGGGAAACTGACAGAGGCCGCGACCGCCTGGGCTCTGGCCGCAAGCGGCAGGGCGGATGCGACGCGGCCGGCGACGATCGATGACGGGCAACGGGCCGAATTCGATGCACTCGGCGTGGCCCTGCCGGAACAGGATGAACAGGAAGACGATGCAGTCGAGATCTGGGACATCAACTGGCCGAGCTTCATGGCTTTTCTCGCCTGTGAAAACCAGTGGCGGGTTGCGGCCGGTTTCGGTTTCTTCGCCCGTCTCGGCCTGGAATGGCCCGCTGTCGACGTGCTTATCCGCCGGCGTTGCCTCTCGGACCGTGAATTCGAGGACCTTGTGGTGATGGAAGCGGCGGCGCTCGAAGTCTTCGCGGAGGACCGATGATGGTGAACCCTCTAAAGGTCTCGCTACTGATCACCGCCAATTCCTCGGGCGTGGGCGCGGCTGTCGGAGAAACACGCCGGGAGGTCGAGGCTGTCGGTGACAGCGCGCGGGGCACGCAAACCGAGCTGGACCGGCTGGAGAAGGCCAACGATGCCGCGGCCGTCGCCGCAAAGCGCGCAGGCGATGCAGCCCGAGGTCAGGCGGCGGCCGAGCGGGATCTGACCTCCGCCGTGGCATCCTTCGCCGGTATCCGTCGGGATCCCGGCGGAAGCGATTACGTTCGCCGGCAGGCCGACGTCGAAGCATATGGCGCGGCCCTCGACCAGCTCCGGGCGAAGTACAATCCGGTCTTTGCCGCCTCCAAGGCCTATGAGCGTGAACTCGGCGAGCTGAACAACGCGCTCCGGCTGGGCGCGATCACCGCCGACGAGCACGGCCGCGCGCTCGATCAGCTCAACCATCGCTACGCGGCAGCCGGCCAGGGCGCGCAGGCCTTCGCCGGACAGACCGGCATGATGCGCATGCAGACGTCCAACCTGGCGTTTCAGATCCAGGATATCGGCACCATGATGGCGTCGGGACAGAACCCGTTCATTCTTCTCGCCCAGCAGCTGCCGCAGATCACCATGTATGGCGGACAGCTCGGCGGCGTGATGGGCGCCCTGCGCCAGACATTCGCCGGCCTGCTTTCGCCGCTCGGGCTGCTCACCACCGGCTTCGTACTCGCTGGCTCCGCGGCAATCTCCTATTTCTCCGATGCCGGCGACGAGGCCGACGCAGCGGCCGATGCGCTCGACGAACAGGCGGGACTGATCAAGCGCGTGGCCGACGAATGGGGCAATGCCGTTCCGGAAATCAAGGCCTATGCCGACGAGCTGGAGCGGGCTCTGAGCGTTTCGGACCTTCGCGACGCGACCTCGGCGACGATCGATGCCAGGTTCTCAGAGGCGCGGGCCGACATCTCGGCGGTGCGCACCGAGATCGGAGAACTGATCAACGAAATGCGCCGGGCCGGCGAAACGAGCACGTCGGTTGACGCCATCCGGGATGCATTCAACCAGGCCGATCGGGCCGCTCAAGACCTGCGCGACGCCCAGAAGGAAGGCAGGGCGTCGGCCGAGGATGCCGAGCGCATCAACCGCGCGCTGGCGTCGCTGCTCGGCAACGAGTTTGTCTCGGGCTCCGACGACGCGGCGGCGGCGATCCGCCGCTATGCCGACGCGCTGCGAGCCGCTGCGGATCAGGGCGCGCGCGTGGCTGGGAATGCCGCTGTGGCCGCCCTGGGCGACGCCGAACTCGGCGTCCTCGGCCGAGTGGGTCCGGTCTATTCGGATGGCGGACAATTCATAAACGAAGCCGAACTGCAAGACGTGCGTGCCGACGCTACGAAGTCGCAATACCAGATCGAGCAGGAACGCCTTGCAAGACGCACCCGCGCCCCGCGCAAGACTGAAGCCGAGCGCGCGGCCGAACGCTATGACGATATCGTCGGCAATGCCCAGGCCACGATCGCCGCCCAGCGGATGGAAGCCGAGGCCTACAGCATGACGGAGCTCGCAGCCGATCGGCTCCGGCAACAGCAACAGCTGCTCAACCAGGCGCGACAGGCCGACATCGCGCTGACACCGGAACAGACTGAAAAGCTCATGGCACTCGGGTCGACGCTCGCTGACGTGACAGCCGAGACCGAACGCCAGGGCGAGGTGCTGGCCGATCGCAAGGCGATGTGGGGCGACGTGATCGGCGGGCTGCGAGAAGCGGCCCGCGACGGCAAGATCGAGCTGCAGGAGCTGGGCGACATCGGCCTGCGCGTCCTCGATCGGCTGATCGACAAGGTTCAGGTCGACCTGGTGGACGCGCTTTCCAATCTCGGTGGGTCGGGCGCGGGGAGCGGATCCGGCGGCGGTTGGCTGTCTTCGATCTTCGGCGCGATCTTCGGCGGCGGATTCGGCGGTGCGTCGACCCCGACCGGTGGCCAGTTCGGCTTGGCCGCATTCGGCGGCGTGGGGCTCTATGATGTCGGCGGCTACACCGGCCCCGGTGGCAGGCTTCAGCCGGCCGGCACGGTCCACCGCGACGAATATGTGTTCTCGTCGCCGGCGGTCCGCTCGATCGGCGTGAGCCGGCTCGACCGGATGCACAAGGCCGCCAAGGCCGGACGCGGCTTTGACGACGGCGGATGGACCGGCGGCGGGCTCGATGACCGGCCGGGCAGCCAGGCGCGCTCCCAGCGGGCATTTGAGTTTCATCAGACCAATCATTTCTCGGGCGCGGTGACGCCCGAAGAGATTGCCCGCGCGATCGAGGCCGGCACCGAAAGCGCCGTTTCCCGCGCCCGCGACGAATTCCAGGTCAATTTCAAACGCAACGACAGCTACGGGATGCTCGACTGATGCCCGTGACCGTCCTGCCATTTCCGGACCTGCCGTTCGAAGCATTCGACCTGGAGCCTGTCTCCACCCAGGAGGTCTCTCCGATGGAGGGCCGCGCCACCGAGACGGCGGATTTCGATACGCCATACTGGCGGCTCACAAGCGCCCGCACGCCCAAGCTCAACAACGGCGAGCTTGATATCGTCGACGCGTTCTTCATGCGCGCGGCGCTAGGTTCGACCGTGTTCGAATGCCACGACGTCTACCGGCCTCGGCCGAGGGCCTATGGCGCATCGCCGCTCTCGGGCACGAGGGCGGGCGGCGGCGCGTTTGACGGGACCGCGACCCTGTCGGCCGTCACGGACAGCCGCACGATCGTGGTCTCCTCGCTTCCTGCGGAATTCGCGTTTGAGCTGGGGGCGATGGTCGAGATCCGCAGATCCTCGACGGTCCGCTCGCTGCACCGGATCATGGAGGCGGCAACGGCCAACGAGAGCGGCGTGGTCACGCTGTCGATCCTGTTTCCGCTCGACACGCAAGTCTTCACGACCGCCAACTCGATCGTCAATTTCGAGCGGCCGAGCTGCCTGATGAAGCTCGATCCCGGCGCGAGCGCGCCCAAGGCCCGCGCCGATCGGCGCGCCCGGTTCTCGGCCAGGGAGATCTTCCCCAATGGCTAGTCTCGATCCCACCCTGCAAGCCCAGGTCGATTCCGGCGAACTGAGGATCCTGCCGCTCGTCCGCTTCGAGCTGACCGGCAGCGGCGAGACGCCCGACACTGTGGTCGGCTACCATCCCGGCGGCCGGCCGTTCACCTGGTCGGGGCTGACCTATAAGCCAAATCGCTTCCTCGCGCCCGAAGGCCTGTCCGAGGGGCTTGGCAACGAGATCGCCGAACTCTCGCTCAAATTCTCGAAAGTCCCAACCGACAACGCCGACGATGCCATCGCCTCGATCGAGAATTTCAACTACATCGGCGCGCCGGTGACCATCGCCTATCTCGGCGGCGACCCGACGACGGACCAAGTCCATGGCGTGCTGCTGACGCGGTTTTACCGCATCGCGGACGTCAGGTTTGCGAAGGGCAAGGTTGAAAAGAACGGGGTGCGGACTGTCTCGCTCGACATCACGCTCAAGTCGCGCGCAGCCAGGCTCAAGGACATCACCCACGCCAAGGCGTCGACAGCCGACCAGCAGCACCACAACGACGCGACAGACACGTTCTACGACTATGTGGGGACGGCGGCGGAGTGGCCGGTGGAGTTCGGCCAGCGATGACGGCGACGCTCACCCTTTCCGCCAGGGCGGCGATCACGGCGCGCATTCTCCGCGAGGCGAAGGCTGCGCCTTACGCCTATGGCGTCAACGACTGTTTCTTCCTCGGCCTCCGTCAGATCGACGCACTGCGCAGGACTGCTTACGAGGCCGCCCACGCCGGCGCATATTCGACCTTGTCAGGGGCCAACCGGGCGCTGAGGCGGCGCGGGCACACGAGCCTTGCGACCTATTTCATGGCTCTCGGCGAGCAGGATGGCTGGGGACCGATTGCCTGGGGCTCGGCGCGGATCGGCGATGTCGCCGTGATCGAGATCGACGGGGCCGAGCATGTCGGCATCCATGGCGGGCGCGCCTGGCAGTCGATCACCGAGGCCGGGCCGGCGCATTGGGATCTCTGCCGTGCCATCCAGGCGTTCAAGGTGTAGGCGATGGCGATCTTCACACTCATTGGCGGGGCTATCGGGGGCGCGCTGTTTGGCGCGGGCTCACTGGCCGCATCTATCGCCGGATCGATCATAACGGGCGCACTCGGCATCGGCGCGCAGCTGGCCCTGTCCTACCGCAAGCGGCCCAGGCCGCAGGCGCAGACGGCGATCCGCGGCCAGGTGCGTGTTGGCGCGGGTCTCGATTGCGCAATCCTGATGGGCGAGGACAAGGTCAAGGGTCAGCTGGTCTATTATGCCAAATGGGGCTCGGGCAACTCGCGCAACGCCTATGTGAAAAAACTGGCCGATGGCTGGTGTGAGGGGTTGGCGCCGTGGGTCTATGTCTATGGCGAGCGCGTCGACCTGGTCACCCAGGTGCCGGTCGGCAACGAGGCGGCACGCTACACGCTCGACGGCTGGGGCGACGCGATCGTGTTGAGGGTCTATGACGGCAGGCCCGGCCAGCTTGCCGACAGCGAACTGGTCGCGGCGACAGCGGCACTCGACACGCCCTGGCCATCGACCGCGCGCGGAACGAACATCTGTTATGTCGTCGAGGATCAGACCTACGACGCTGCCAAATTCGCCCGCGGCCTGCCCGAGATCACCTATGTGCTGCGCGGATTGCGCGAATATGATGCTCGCAAGGATGATACGGTTTCGGGTGGAGAGGGCGACCACCGCCTCAACGATCCCTCGACGTGGGAGTTCAGCCAGAACAACGCCGTTCACCGGTTCAATTATCTTCTCGGCCTTCGGGGCGTCCTGTCGGGCGAAGTCATGGTCGGCGTCGGCAAGGAAGTCGACGAAATCGACCTCGCCATGCACATGGCTGCCGCCACTGTGTGCGATGCAGAGCGCACAGTCAGCGGCCGCACGATCCCGACCTATCATTGCAACCAATGGGCCTCGGCCGGCGACGATCACCTCGCAATCCTGAAAAACATAGAGGACGCGATGGCGGGCTACGCGGTCAACGCCTCGGGGCTCGACGGCGTGCTCGCCGGCGCGCCGCAGATCCCGGTGCGCGAGATCACGGCCGATGACATCCGCCCCGACGAGGAGATCACCGGCCAGAACCGCCGGCGCGATGACGAAGGGTTCAACGTGCTCTCGGGTCAGTTCTCCGAGCCCGAGACCGGCTTCGAGCCCGAAGGCCTGAAGACGGTTTCCGTCAATGCCGACGTTGAGCTGGACGGCCGCAAACGGCTTGCTGCCAACGACTTCCTGCAGGTGAGCGACCGTGACATCGCGCAATACCTCCTGAACATCCGGTACCGGCAAAACCGGAAGGCCGCGCGCCGGTCGGTCCCGGTCAGCCGCGCAGTCGGTTTCGGCGTCGAGAACGGTGAATGGGTAACGCTGGAAGGCAAGGACTGGCTGGTCGTAAACAAGGGCTTCGACCGCCGCCTGCGCTATAGGCTTCAGCTCGCCGAAACCGGATCGGATGTCTATGACGAGGAAGGCATCGAGGCAGGTCCTGTGGTGACGCCGCGGACTTCGCCGGTCAACCCTTCGCTGATCTCCACCGTTGCGAATTTCAATGTCGCTGCCGGGCTGATCACCGGGACCAATGGCGCGCAGATCCCGGCGCTTGAATTCACGTGGGATGATCCCGAAGACCCGACGATCACCGAAGTGCGGATTTTCTACCGGCAGGTCGGAGACAGTGGCAACGGGCTGCCTGCCGTTGCGACGGATGTCGCCTCCGGCGCTTTGATTGAGCCTAAAGGTGTGCAGTCGGGTATCGCCTACGAAGCACGCGCCACGATCACGACGCGGCCCGACCGGCTCAAGACCTTCACCTCCTGGGTGACGACAACTGAGGCGACCGTGCCCTTGCAGGTGATCCTCGGAGAGGTAGCGGCAGACGTCGCCGGCACGCTTGAGAGCTTGCGGGCCGATCACAATAGCCTGCGTGCGCTGGTGACGGATCTGGCCGATACGGTTTCGGGCGCGGGGCTCTCGAACCGGTTGACGCTGGGCCGCGTTCAAACCCGCGTCGGCACGGCGGAGGCGACGGTCAAGAGCGAGATCATCACGCGGGCTTCGGAGGTGGCGGCGATCGGTGGCCAGATCACGGAAATCAATGCGAGCCTGATAAGCGCCACCAGTCAGATCGAAGGCAATGCCAACGCGATCAGCATCACCCAATCGGAGGTGACCGATCTCGACGGCGTCGTCACGGCGCTATCTGTGGACCTGACCTCCGTCGAAGCCCAGGTCGATGACGCAACCGCCGGTGGCTACTACAAGATCGAAGCTTCAGCAGGGACCGGCGACGTAGAAGTTACCGCGACCACGTACCTGCGGGCCACCCTTGGTGGTGATGCCATCGAAGTGGGTCAGCGGCACGAAATTTATATCGAAGGCGGAGAGCTGAAAGGCCGTACGGTTAATATTGCTGATCAGCAGGTGTGGGTAACATCCGAAGGTGACGTCTTAGCCGTGATCGGAGAAGACGAAGACGGCCTAGTTCTTCAGAACATCCGAGTGGGCGTCGTGACATTCGATCAGCTTTCGAGCGCAAACGGCAAACTGGTGCTCAAGGGCTCTGGTGACGATGCCTCTATCGAGGTGTTCTCCTGA